GTTCTTGAAGGCATCAAGACACTACGTGAATTTGCAATTCTACAATTTCAATCTCCAGATCTAGAGAATGTTGTAGGAGGCATGTGTGATTTTGTATGCAATCATTTTAAGTTAGGCGGTATGCATCACGCAGATTTTGAGGAATCCGTAAAAGACGCTATGAAACACTATCGTTCGAGTAAATATCGTTTTCCTGATGATATTATTGAACAGCGTGTAAGACAAGGCGCAATGTCAAAAATTCAGGCCTTATCAAATTCTACTCCAACCGCTGCCGACGGTGCGAGTATTGATATGGAATCTATGTTTGAAGGTGACGGCGATAATAATGGAATCGAGGATGCACAAATGAAAGGTATTGATATTACAGAAATAGAAGATACAGATCCGTGGGCATCTGTACCGTATGGCAAACACGCCCGTGATACATCACTCGGTGGCGCTGCCGCGACCATGCCAGATACACCACAAGCTCGCCATGCCGCTAAGGTGTTAGATAGGCCGGATTGGAAGTTGTCACCAATGGATCAAAATAAAAATGATGATAGTCTAAAGGTAGGCAACACTTTTATGATACCATCAAAGAAAAGAAAAATCAAAGAACAAGGATCTAAAATGAAAGAACATGCAAATTTAGTAAAAAATCTTCGCCGACTTCTTGAAACAGAAGTAAGTCAGGCCGAAGTAATGATGGCGGCAAAGGGCTTTGCTCAAGAGTTGCAAGAAATGATTGAAAAGATTGGTCGTCTACAAAACGAAGATCTTCCACCTGTCACAGATCAAATGCGCGAAACATATGGCCTCGACTCATCATCAGCATTCCAAACACAGATCTACGGTGCATTGCAAGGTGTTATGGATGCTCTATACACAGCCAAGTCTCAAGTTGATGATGCAGTTTCTAACATGGCAGCTACCGGTCAAGTTTCTGCACAGACAGACATGGATGTACCTGTTGATGGTATGGATGATACAGCAGGTATGGGTGATACAGCAGGTATTGATGCTGATGCAGGTATGGATGCTGATCTAGATAATATAGCTGGTGATATGGACGCAGGCGACGAATTTGGTGGTGCTGAAGAAGACGAACCGTTAGGTCGTGCAATGAAGGAATCAGTTCTACAGCGTAAAGTCGTTGAAATGAAGAAGCTTGTTGAGAAGGCAAAGAAACTGCGTGAAGCAAGAGCCTAAATCAATTCATGAGAGCAAGAGAAATTCTACAGGAAGATTATAATCAAAGCCTACAATCGGATTTGAATAATCTTCTTGTTGCTGCAAAAGCAAACGGTGTCCAACAATTAAAGACGCAAGATATTGTTGATCAACTTTACGGAATGGGGTATTCGGTGGATATTAATAGTATTATGTCACTATTGAGTAACAATCCTACAATAATGAATGCAACCCCAGAAATGATTACTATGACTTCTCCAGAAGGTGCATCTGATGCCGCTGCCGGAACAAGTGATCAGGATAGTGCATCTCGTGTCAGCGATATGGCTGCAAAAGCTACAAAAATTGGATAAATTATGAGCTGCGATTTAACATCTACATCAAATTCAAATTCTGGTTTCCCAAATGCTTCTACAATGGGGCAACTTGCAACCAATTATCCCGTAGTATGGGACGAAATTTGCATGTTACAGAAGGCTATTCTTGCAGCCTCAAGCCAATGTCAGGTCGGTGGCGGTCAGATGTGTACAACTGTTGGTGGTACAACACCGATGACATTTGTATCGGGAATCACCGAAATTCTTGTCACAAATAGCAACACAAGTACAATTCCTGCTTACCAGACTATAACTACCACTGCAGGGCAGACAGTTGTAAATACAATTGTAAGTACCATTCCTATATCCGGTAACACTTCTTATCTCTTAGTCTATGTTAACGGTGTATTTCAGGAGGAAGGTGTATTACTTAATTACACAGTTACCGGCCCCAATCAAATTACCTTTGCTATTCCTCAAGCCTTAAATAATTCTATTGCAATTTATTCATATGCAACAGGTGTTACAATTGGTGGCGGCAGTGGATATTTCTCAGATACCCCTTCTGTCTTTTTTGTACCACCAGTTGGTGTAATTCCATCTATTGTTGCTACGGGAACAGTTACAACAAACGGTGGTAATATTCTTTCTATCAACATTACAAACGGTGGTTTAGATTATGAACCAGTTCCGGCAACAATGAGTGTAACCTCGTTCTTGGGCCTTGGTGCGGTATTGCAACCATTAGTTAATGCTGCGGGCGGTGTAGTAAGTGTAAATATTGTATCTGCTGGAACAGGATACGTACTCGGTGACACAGTTACTGCTACTAGAGCTGTTCTTCCTAATATTGCATATGTTAATGCTGTATTTCAAATTACATCACTAGATATTCTAGGCGGAATTACCGGAGTAGCAGTCTTAGTTTCGGGATCAGGATATCAAGATAGTGTTACAGAAGCAATAATTGTTTCTTCATTAAATCCATTAGTATCATATCCGTTGGGCACAGGATTCCAGGGAACCATCTTTACTGACGTATTCGGCACAATAACAAATGTTATTGTTGACAATGCTGGTGCCGGTTATGCTGTATATCTACCATATTTGGTGATTACTGACCCAGGAACAGGTGCAGTAACTCAAGTGACACTAAGCGGATCATCGGTAGCATCTATTGCGGTTCTTTCGCCGGGAACGGGATATACACAAGGGGCAACAGGCATAGTATTTAATCCACCGACAGCAGCATTACCAAACCCTCCTGCAAATCCTGCCGTAGTTGATATTGTTGTTGCTGAAAATACTTTTGGAACAAATCCTAATCTTTATTTTCAAGTATGGGCAGGTACAATAACTAATAAAGTCATTCAGCTTCAATTGAATGCAGTATTGTCATATTTCAAAGGTCTCGGGTACACAATTGTAATTCAATCAAACCCAGTTACAGGATCGACGATCGTCTGGCGAATCTGCTGGTAAAGCCTTGACCCTGTGATACTCTTTGTGTTACAATTTGTTAATGATAATACAAAAGAAATTCGATTATAAACCACTAAAACGAATCGATACTGACAATGGTAGACGATATATCGTTGGTGAAGGACGCCCACTCCCCTCTGTCACGACAATACTTTCAAAAATGAAAGATATGACTTATATTAGAGAGTGGCAGAAACGTGTTGGCATCGAGGAAGCTAACAAAATAAAAACTCAATCAAGTAGTCTTGGTAATAGCATGCATAAAAATCTAGAAAATTATATTCTAGGTGAAGATATGAGTGGAACATTTATGGCTCAAGCACTTGCTAAGGTTATAATCAAACACGGATTATCTAAGGTAGACGAAGTATGGGGAACCGAGGTTTCATTATATTCATCGGGACTCTATGCAGGTACATGTGATCTAACGGGGTTGCACGAAGGTAAACCATCTATAATAGACTTCAAGAATAGTCTGAGAGATAAGCAAAAAGAGTGGATCGAGGATTATTTTTTACAATTGGCTGCATATGCTCTCTCACATAACGAAATGCACGGTACAGATATTAGTCGCGGTGTTGTTATGATTGCTACCAGGGATGCTAAATATCAAGAGTTTATCATCGAGGGTGCTGAATTTGTTCATTACGAAACTATGTGGGCAAATAAAGTATGCGAGTATTATGATCAATACGGTTTGGCATAAATACATCACACAAAAGGATTTATATCAATGGCATCACCAGTTGTAGTATCAAGAATACAGAATCGTAGAGGTTTACAATCACAGTTTGACGCATTATATCCGCCGGGGTATACTGGCATTGGCGGATACGGAAGCATTATTGGATTTAATGCAACAAATTTTCCAAATGTTCTTATGCCCGGCGAATTGGCACTCTGTACAGATTCGCGTCAAATGTTCATGGGTAACTTAAATGCAGAATATATTGAATTAGCTGTAGAATCGGGCTTGGCTCTAAATCCACTAGTTATACAGCTACCGCCCATTGGTGTATTTACGGCAATTCCGGCACTTACATATGTTTCTACACCCTTCTTTACTTTGTTATATGATTTAACTGACGATCTGAGCCTTGATCAAAATATTCCCGGTACTGATTTTTCTAGAAACGGTTCATTACAGATTACAGCAGTTAAATATATTGTTGCACCACCGGCTGCAACATTAACAGATTCCGGAACAGAAATTAATAATGCATTACTGAGTACAATTAGCTTTATTGCAGAATATGATTTTACTCAAACTTTGATTGAAATTAAATATATGCATGATTTTCCGGGTAATCTAACACTCAGCTCAACATCATTAATCTGGCTTCCGTTCTAATATTATATCATGATTTGGAATACCATACCTAATGATGGGCGTCTACACCTCTGGAAGCTCCTCAGAGATGACCTAAAGGATCGCACTTTAGAGGAACAATTAACGCTGGTAGCACAATTCTGTTCATCAATCCCCTTTGGTGCTCGTACGCTTGATTATTATAGTCCAAAAGAATGGCCAACACCGTGGGAGATTTTGTTTCACGGGTCTTTTTGCACCAGTTCCATTAGTCTTCTAATATTCTACACACTTACACTTACACCGCTTGATGCCGTTGTTGAATTACACTTAGTTCAGGATGATGAGGGAATATTTCTTCTGCCAGTAATCAACGACCAATTTATCTTAAATTATGAATTAGGTAAGGTAAGTATATGTCCTGAGATTAAAAACAATTTTACGGTACTAAAAGTATATCATAAAGAACAAATTAAAACAATAACTTAACAAAAACAGAATAATATCGGTGTCGTTACGACACCGATATTTCATTTATCGGAGAAAAAATGTTGTACGAAACTTATATTGCAAAATCTAGATATGCTCGTTATATCGATTCTAAGAAACGCAGAGAGAACTGGGATGAGACCGTTGTTCGTTATTTTGATTTTATGCAAGAACATCTGAAAGAGAAACATAATTATGATCTAGAACCAGAATTGCGTAGCGAACTACAGAGCGCAATTGTTAATTTTGAAGTTATGCCATCGATGCGATCTTTAATGATTGCTGGAAAGGCATTAGAGCGCGATAATACCGCTGGATATAATTGTTCTTATCTACCAGTTGATGATCCTAAGTCGTTTGACGAAGCAATGTTTATTTTACTTTGCGGAACCGGTGTAGGCTTCAGTGTGGAAAGACAATATATAGCAAAGTTGCCCGAAGTTCCTGAAAAGATTTTTGATAGTGAGTCAACTATTGTTGTATCTGATAGCAAGGAAGGTTGGGCGAAGGCATTGCGTCAGGTTATCGCAATGTTATATTCCGGTGAAGCACCTAAGTGGGATGTCAGAAAGGTTCGGCCTGCCGGTACAAGATTAAAAACATTCGGTGGTCGTGCATCCGGTCCTGGGCCATTAGTTGAGCTCTTTAAATTTGTAGTAAAGATATTCAAAAATGCGCAAGGTCGCAAATTAAATAGTGTCGAATGTCATGACATCATGTGTAAAGTAGGAGAGGTAGTTGTCGTCGGTGGGGTTCGCCGCTCTGCTATGATTTCCCTATCAAATCTTTCTGATGACCGGATGCGTAATGCTAAAACAGGATCGTGGTGGGAGACTCAGAGCCAGCGTGCATTGGCCAATAATAGTGCTTGTCATACAGAAAGACCCGATGTAGGCATCTTCATGCAGGAATGGTTGTCGCTATATGAATCGAAGTCTGGTGAACGTGGGATTTTTAATCGTGAAGCTGCAAAGAATATTGTAAAAGCAAACGGTCGTCGTAATCCAGATCATGAGTTTGGCACTAATCCGTGTTCCGAAATTATTCTTAGACCATACCAATTCTGTAATTTGACAGAAATTATTGTAAGAGCAGAGGATACACAGGAAGAATTATTGCGTAAGATACGAATTGCTTCCATTCTTGGTACATTTCAATCCTCGTTAACACATTTTCCCTATTTACGTAAGATTTGGCGAGATAATACTGAACAAGAAAGATTACTCGGTGTATCAATGACAGGTATTCTTGATAATAGTCTATTAAACAATCCATCTGATCCAACATTACCAGCAAGATTAGAAGAATTGAAGGCAAGAAGCATAGTTATAAACGCCGAATATGCTGATATCCTCGGTATTCCTGTCTCCGCTGCTATTACTGCAATTAAACCGTCCGGTACTGTGTCACAACTTACAGATACAGCCAGTGGAATTCATCCAAGGCACGCAGAATATTACTATCGTCGCATTCGTGGTGACATTAAAGACCCACTAACAAAGGCTATGATAGATGCAGGCGTGCCATCAGAGCCCGATGTTATGAAACCGGGCAGCACTATGGTATTCACCTTCCCAAAGAAGGCACCTTCCGGAGCAATTCTCCGTTCACAGCTTGATGCTATTAGTCACCTCCATTTGTGGCTTGTATATCAACATCATTATTGCGAACATAAGCCATCCGTCACAATTTCTGTAAATGAAAAAGAATGGCCGGCAGTCGGCGCATTTGTTTGGGATCATTTTGATGAAATGTCGGGTGTATCCTTCCTACCTTACGATGGTGGCAACTACAAACAAGCACCATACGAGGATTGTACTAAAGAAGAATATGAACAATTGCTAGCTAAGATGCCATCCTCCATTGATTGGGACGGTATTATTGAAATGGAAGATAATATCGAAGGTTCACAGATGTTGGCTTGTACAGCAGGTGGTTGTGAGATTTAGATCGCGGATTTTGTAACATGAGTCTACAATTACATGAAACAATAAAGGAACAACAATGTTAAAAATGCATAAACAGGATATACCATACATTGGTATCTTTAAAACAGCAGCAGGTGAGGAATTTATTGGTAAGGTTCTTGAGGAAACAATGATGTCTTACTCAGTAAAGAATCCACTTTGTATGGTAGCAACTCAAAATGGATTTCAATTTGCTCCGTTTATTATGATGGCTGATCCCGAACAGGCAATTAGCGTTCCAAAGCCTATTATTACAGCAATTCCTGCACCAAAATTGCAGGAACAATATGAACAGGCAATTTCACCAATTCAATTATTGAAGAAATAATGACATTCAAGGCAATTTGTAGAACAGGGGATATTGTAACAGGGGTTTGTTTCAATCACCGTAAACCAAGGGGCTTTTCGGGCACCTGGGATCCACATGCGGGAAACGTTGAGGCAAATTCATTACAGATTATTCGGGAAGGTGATCTCGGATCTACAAACTGCGGACATAAATTTAAAGCCAATGGTGGCTCTGATAACGTGATAGCAAACGGACTGAAATTGCAGAGAGTTGGAGATACGGTCACAGTAATCGGTCGCGGAAATGGCGTTTCAATTACTGGATCTGATAATACAATATCATACTAAACACAACACAAAGGAAATACATGAATAAATCTGGAAAGACACCATACGAAATTAGATTAGAACTTTTGCAACTTGCCCAAGTAATCCTTAACGAAAAACACAAGGCTGCCGTTGTCGGAAATAATGGAAGTAAGCAAACTACATTTCCAACAACGGAAGAAGTAATTGCTGAAGCCGAAAAATTGAACGGATTCATCTCCAAGGCAAATCAATCACATTGATCTTGACAGATTGATAGATTATGTGTAATATACTTGCATGATCAAACATTTACTAAATAAAATATCAGCTTGGATGGATTACAATCCACCAGGCGCCCTATCATCAAAGGGTTGGCGCCTCTTTAATAAAGAATATAAGGAGGACGCCCCGGTTCGTTATTGGTTCACGCACACTTTTCGTTATGCAATGATATTACCTATTAAATGGAAATACGAAAAAATAACAGATTGGGTTAGATATAGAACTACACATCGTTATCATGTTGTAAAGACAGGATTACTACCCGGCTGGAATGATGTTGATACTAAGATGTTACATGTCACCTTTAACATGCTCAAAGAATTTGTTGAAGTTGAACAAGCGTGGCACCATTATATGTGGTCAGATGAGCGCAAAGAAAATGAAACATGGTGTGAAAGACATATGCCTCTCTACCGTGTTTTCTTCCCGTTTAGACGCCCAGATCTTGGAATACAGCACCTCGAATGGGCTGCAACCTTAGACGACCCTTCATTACCACCTCATGAACGTTGCGATCACCAAGCGGTAGCCGCACGAGAAATCATGGCTCTCTACGATTGGTGGGTAAATAAACGTCCTGCAAGAAAAGACCTTGATGCACCGCCATATGACCATCAGGGACTTGATATCTTAGCATCTTTGGATGAGGATTTTGATAAAGATGCACCAGATTATCAAGCCCACCATGAAGCCATGGAGGCGCAGACTAAACTTGAGGAAGAATGGAGACAAGAGGATGACGAAATGTTTATTCGCCTAGTCAAAATCAGACATAACCTGTGGACTTAGAAAAAAGAGATCTCGCCGAAGAAATGTCGAATGATAGAATAGTCATTGAATATTTGCGAGATCGTGATATTGCAGTAGAATTTTATTCCGCCCTTTGTAATGTAGATTGGTATCCGAAGAAGCCACCACTCCCCGATGATGAACTCATAGTCTGGAAACTAAAGGGAGAAGAAGAGCCATATTGGTCTTGTTCTTGGCGCTTTGCTGGTGGATGTATTTCGGATATACGTAATAAATATCATAATACCAATGAGAACTACATGGATTTTTATTGCTCTGGAAATGAAGGAGTGGTATCGGATTTAGTTAAAGAATGTTTTGATAGAATGGGTTGGATACCGAAAAATTACTTAAATGAATAAACATAGTAGGATAAAATATGAAAACAATGAGAAAAGTAGAAGGCAGTAGTTCCATAGCCTCGTATGAATACGATGATGAAACATTGGTTCTTACAGTTGAATTCAAATCCAAGACAAAATACAATTACTATGATGTAAATTCATCACTGATAGTTAACTTTGACGGTGCTGAATCAAAAGGAAAATTCTTTGCCGCTAATATTAAAGATAAATTCCATGTCGAGATAGTAGAAGAAAGTATATATAAGGATGGTATTACCAATCCCCCAAACGCCGTGTGCCCCTTTCCTACTTCCGAGAAGCCGTGATCAAATGTGTAATTGGAGTTACTGCCGGTAGCTTCGACCTCACCCATGCCGGTCATTTTCTAATGTTTGAAGAATGCAAGGGACAATGCGACTATTTCATTGTCTTCTTGCAAACAAATCCACATATTGATCGCCCGGAGAAGAATATTCCCGTTCAAAGTACACACGAACGCTATTTGCAGGTCAGAGCCTGCAAGTATGTAGACGAGGTGGTGGTATATGAAACCGAACAAGACTTGTATAATCTTTTGTGTTCTGTTAAATTTGACAAGAGATTTATAGGTGCTGACTGGGAAGGTAAGGAATTTACTGGTTGGAATATTCCGGGGATGGAGAATAAGGTTGTCTTCAATTCTAGAAATCATGGATTCTCAACATCGAATTTAAGAAAACGGGTTTTCGAAGCCGAAAAGGAAAAATATGAACACACCACAGAAACCAAAAGACATACCTGATCCTGTATCTGTACCAGATGAGGAACAATTTGAGGAATTTCTTGAATGGACTCTTGCAGAGGAAGAGGAATTACTGCGGATTCTAAATGATCCAGAAAACGACGGTATGGATGGGGCAACATCGTGATAGAAATAATTAAATTTATTGTCTGGGCAATAAAGAAAATGTCAAGGGCAGACAAAATAATCTATTTAACTCTTCTATGGATGGGTATTTGCTTAGTTAATTTGTTTATTATTGGTATGAAAGCAATTCTTATATTCCTCTGCGGCTTTGTGATAATTGGTCTTTTATACTGTATATTATCCCTATATAATGCAATATCGGACTCGTGGAAAAGATATAAGTTTGAGAGAGAAACCGAAGCCCAACTAATTGTAGAAAGACTGAGGTGGCGAGCATGAGATTAGTTCAATTCGCAAAATGGTGTTGGGATAAAGGCGACGGATTTTCCCGCACTATTGTATGTTCTATCTTGTTCTGTGTTATTCCCTCCCTTATAGCTTCAATTTGGGTTGGTAAAATGGCAATACTATTAATTTCTGTTTGGTTTGGAGTGATATTAGCCGGATGGGTACTATATGGAATATTCTACTTTCTTAGAAATATATGGAATAATTTTAATGATGAAAATCCGACCGAAGACGTTGCTATTATGCGTAAACTAAAGGGTATTCCTACACCGTCGAGGAAAGAAGTCTACCCCGATTATGATTGATAGCTTGACCTAAAACATGCCTCTATGTTATATTAGAGGCTAAATACATACGCAGAGACAGACTTCTGCAGTCAAATAATTATTTGGGAGCCAAATATGACAAAACGCTATAAAGTAGCAGTCCTCATTGGACGCTTTGAACCTTTCCACAACGGCCACCTGGCAAATACACTTCAGGCAATCGATCTTGCTGAGAAAGTTATTATCCTAGTAGGTAGTGCTTTCCAACCACGCACACCTAAGAATCCATTTACCTATGCAGAACGCAAGGAAATGATCAACAACGCGATTATGATTGAACGCAATCGTGCAAATATCGCAATTTACCCACTTCCAGATTTCAAATACAGTAATAATAGCTGGATTGCCAATGTACAAAGTTCAGTGGCTAAAGAAAATCCAACTATAGCAGATCAGGACATCTGTATTCTTGGATATGATAAGGATGAATCTAGCTGGTATAATCATGCATTTCCCGAATGGGCTTTTGTCTCATTAAAGGGTTTTGTTGAATTCGGATCTAATCCAATTGATGCTACCAAGGTGCGTGAACTCTTCTTTGAAGGCCATACAGATTATATTCGTGGAGCAGTTCCGTCTATAATCTTTGAATACTTGACAGCGTTCAGGAAAACTCCCATTTATAGAGAGATGGTTGAAGAATACGATTTCTATAAGAATTACTATAAGGCATGGGCATCTGCACCGTTTGTTCCAGTATTTCAAACAACCGATGCTGTCGTAATTCAAGGTGGACACATACTTCTTATTCAGCGAGGATATAGTCCCGGAAAGGGATTGTGGGCTCTTCCGGGCGGCTTCATTAATCCCAAAGAGAGATTGCTAGACTGTATGATCCGCGAATTGGTTGAGGAAACAAAGATCAAGGTTCCGGAAATTGTTCTTCGTAAGGGTATTACCTATAACGAAGTATTTGATCATCCAGATCGTGATTTGCGTGGTCGCACTATTACCTCGGCATACTTGATTGAACTGGACGGTGGCAACGGTGAATTGCCGCGTGTAAAAGGTTCTGATGATGCAAAGAAGGCAAAATGGTTCAAACTGTCAGAAGTTGAAGAAATGGGTGAAGTGATGTACGGTGATCATGCACACATTATTAAGACAATGGTAGCGAGAGCAAAGAAATGAGCTTTTATGTCAAGATTAAAAGATTAAATGGTCTTAATGATCATACTATTCTTGGATCTTGGTTAAATCAGAGCGGTGTTGGAGAAGTTGATTATCATCAAGGTGGATGGTCAGACCAGATGCTATATAATCTTTATCCACATTTGAAATTTGAGAGAGAAGATGACGCTATAGCGTATGTGTTGGCACACGGTGGTGAAATTACTAGATCAATCCCGGAAATGATTCCGGAAGTAAGGTAGGAAGTCCCGACATGGAGTTGGGCAAATTTAACGATAAGGAGATTATCATTATGAAATTCGCAAAAAATATAGTTTTGAATTCGGACAGTTACAAATACAGCCAGTGGATTCAATATCCAGAGGGTACTGAATATGTATATTCCTACATTGAATCACGTGGCGGAAAATACGACAAGCTCGTATTTTTTGGAATGCAAGCATTCATTCGTGAATATTTAACTACACCGGTAACAGCCAAAATGGTGCTGCAGGCCCGCGATATTATGCAGGTTCACGGTGAGCCCTTCAATTACGAAGGTTGGATGTATATTGTCAATATACATGGCGGCGTCCTACCAGTCGAAATCAAATCAGTCGACGAGGGTAGTGTTATGTACCTGAAAAACGTGCTGGTCTCGATTGTGAATACTGATCCAAAGTGCTTCTGGCTTACCAGTTTTCTGGAAACTGCATTGCTTCGTGCTATTTGGTACCCAACTACTGTTGCAAGTAATAGCTATCACAGCAAAGAAATTATCCTTCGTGCCCTTGAACGCACCGGTGATCCAAGTTTAATTGACTTCAAGCTTCATGATTTTGGTGCTCGTGGTGTGTCAAGTTTCGAAAGTGCTGGATTGGGCGGCATGGCTCACCTTATTAACTTCATGGGAACTGATACCGTGTCGGGAATTATGGCAGCAATGGAATATTACGATGCACCGGTATGTGGTTTTAGTATTCCTGCCATGGAACACAGCACCGTTACCAGTTGGGG